GAGGTTCTGTCTCAAACGCAGAAAGAATTTATTGACCAAAACATTCAAACAGGCATTACTCCTAAACAGGCCACAGAATTATTATTTAATCAAAAATTTCAAGGCCTGGAAAATCTAAATATTTTTATTACGCCAGAATATAGGGCGGTACATAAATACATAAAAGAGCGTTATCCGGATTTTCTTGTGGAAAATGAATCCGGGGTAAATCAAAAGTATTCCGTTCCTCGCTCTATTAAAACAGTTATAAATAAAGTAAATAAATGGTGCGGGCAAAACATCGTAGAAGAAAAGATGTCGTTACAGCACAGAAAATGCCTTGAGAAATTATTAGTTTATTTATCTAGTCCTCGATTTATCGGTAATTACGATTCTTATACAAGTTCTGCTGATAAAGATTTGTTTGAAGCTGAATTTGTGCGTTCAGTCTGGGACAAGCCGGATCTTACTACCGATGAAATTAATTTATATATTAATGTGTGTATGGATTATATTAATTTGCGTCAAATTGATATGAAGAAAAACAAAGTAAACGAAATGTTCAATGATACACAAGATCAAAAAGATTTGACAATTCGTTTAACTGAAATTCTAAAAACAATCAGTGAAGAATATAATCAATGCGCGTCACGAATAGATAAAAGTATTCAAAAATTAAATGGTGAAAGAGCCAAGAGAATAGATCAGCACCAACAGAAGAACGCTTCTATTTTAAATTTGGTCGAGCTTTTCCAAGACGAAGCCGAGCGCAAGATGATGATTCAGATCGCAGAAATGCAAAAGCAAGCGGTAAAAGAAGAGGCCGATAAATTAGAAACGATGTCTTCTTGGAAGGCTAGAATTCTTGGCATATCCAAGGAAGACGCAATATGATCAACTGCCAAATCTGTAAAAGAGAATTTGAGACCGATAAAGCTTTTCATATACATTTGAAAAAGCACGGCATGTATCAAGCAGAATACTACTGTACATACTATCCGCGAAAGTCTTTGTTTTACAGAAGGCGGATTCCTTTTAAAAATAAGAAAGATTATTTTTCTAGGCAATTTATTGATTTAAATGAATTTTTAACTTGGGAAAAGGTCGGAGAAAAAGATTTGGTTAAGAGTAAGGCTTTAGAGCTGTTAGAAGAAAGAGCAAGAGAAAAAAAATACAGTTATGCTCCATTTCATAACGAAATAAAAACTTTGGGGTTGCCGCCGATTAGTATTTTTAAAAAGTATTTTGGATCTTACAAAAGAGCTTGTGATTTATTAGGTCTTTCTCCTGTTTTTGATCAGCCAATGCCAAAATGTTTTAACGATATGGAATTGCCACAATTTGAAATCCTGGTCGATACAAGAGAGCGAGATCCACTTCCATTTAAAAAAACTAAAATAGAAAAACTCTATGTGGGTGATTATTTATTTGGCGATGGAACTTATACTTCTACTTTTGTGGATAGGAAAAGCGAAGGCGATTTTTTGGGTACTATGGCTTCTGGTTTTGATCGTTTTGAACGAGAGGTGCAGAAAGCAGTAGGTCTTGATGGTTATCTATATATTGTAACAGAATCAAGTATTGACGAGATATATTCTAATCATAAAAAATTTAGGCGCAAAACAAATTTAGAATACGTTTTTCATAATATGCGCGAACTAACACATCGTTATCCTCGTCGTGTTCAATTTTTATTTTCGGGCAATAGAGAAAAATCAATAGATTTAATACCTAAATTATTATATTATGGACCGAAGCTATGGAATGTAGATATTCAGTATTATTTAGATCATGAGCTGGGAAACGGGTAATCAAAAAAATAGAGCTAATTTATTTAGAAGCAATGATGATATTGCAAAGATAGATGGTTTCCTCGAAGAAAGGGAGGCTAAATTATTGTTTTATGAATTTCTTAGAAACAACGTTACTTTTGCTACGGATTTAATAACGGGCGTTAAGCTTTTTCCATTTCAACATATGGCTATTAAAAGCATGTTGGAAACGGATTATTTTTTGGGCGTATGGAGTCGGGGAATGTCCAAATCTTATACAACTGGTCTTTACGCTGTATTAGACTCTATTTTAAATCAAGGAATTGAAACTGGTATTTTATCAAGATCTTTTCGTCAGTCGAAAATGATCTTTAAAAAGATCGAGGATATTTCTGTTAAGCCTGAAGCTTATTTATTAAAACAGTGTATTACAAAAGTTTCTAAATCAAACGACGAATGGGTAATGGAAATTGGCAAAAGCAGAATTCGTGCTTTGCCTCTTGGTGATGGTGAAAAACTTCGTGGTTTTCGTTTTCATAGAATTATTATTGACGAGTTTTTGCTGATGCCTGAAAGAATCTATAACGAAGTAATTGTCCCATTCTTGTCAGTCGTGCAAAATCCCACGCAGCGAGAAGAGCTTTATAATGCAGAAAGTCGATTAATTGAGCAGGGTAAAATGAGTGAAGAAGACCGTTATCAATGGCCAAATAATAAATTGATAGCTTTATCTTCTGCGTCTTTTAAATTTGAATATTTATACAAACTTTATGAGCAGTATGATAATTTAATTTTTAATCCTAAAAAGGATGAGCGCACTAGAAGATGTATCATGCAATTTTCTTATGATTGTGCGCCGCTTCAGCTTTATGATCAAAATTTAATTAATCAAGCGAAATCAACCATGAGCGAATCGCAGTTTTTGCGAGAATTTGGCGCTCAGTTTACAGACGATAGTTCTGGTTACTTTAAAATTTCTAAAATGGCTCTTTGTACGGTTCCAGATGGAGAACTGCCATCCGTAGAGGTCTGCGGCAATGCCGAAGATGAATATATTGTTGCAGTTGACCCTTCTTGGTCCGAAACAGAGTCTTCTGATGATTTCGCAATACAGGTTCTGAAAATAAATAAGGAAAAACAAATTTGTACATTAGTTCATTCCTATGCTTTATCTGGTACCGCTCTTAAAGAGCATATTAAATATTTTCTTTATATTTTAAATAACTTTAACGTAGTTGCTGTTTGCATGGATTATAATGGTGGCGTTCAATTTATGAATTCTTGTAATGAGAGCGAATTATTTAAATCTGCGAATATAAATTTAAAACCAATGGTCACAGAATTCGAAAAACCTGAAGACTATCAGCAAAATTTATTAACCGCAAAAGCGGAGTATAATAAAAGTGATTTTAGATACGTATTTTTACGTAAACCAACGTCCAGCTGGATTCGTCTGGCTAACGAGCTTTTACAAGCAAATTTTGATCATAGGCGCGTATTCTTCGGTAGCAGAGCTATTGATGATAATTTCAGATCTCAAACCAAGAAAAAAGTTGGTATTCAACAATTAAAGTTTTCAAACGCCTTGGATTCAGAAAAACAAAATGAGGAAGCTCGAATGATTGATTTTGTAGAACATTTATCTGATATGATATTGCTAACAAAAACAGAGTGCGCGCTTATTCAGATCACAACCTCTGCCCAAGGTATGCAAAACTTTGATTTACCAGCTAATTTAAAAAGAAAAAGCGGACCAGATAAACCAAGAAAAGATAGTTATTCCGCTTTAGTATTAGGAAATTGGTTATGTAAAATCTATTATGATATGCAGAACACTCACGTAGAAGACGTTATGCAGACTTTCGAACCTATGTTTATAGCATGAAAACCCCAGAAAATATTAATTTAAGCGATTTCGGCCCAGGCCGAATCAAATTTATAGAAAAGGCTTACGCACATCTTGCGTCTCTAGGTAGACCAGTCAATATTTTAGAGACCGGTTGCGCTAGAGAGCCCGGACCAAGTTTCACTGGTCTTTTTGGCTATTTATTAAAAAATCATACCGGCGGACAATTAACAACTATAGATAACGATTTTAACCATATTCGAGCTTCTCAAGAGTTAAATTCTGATTATTCAGGATTTATAAATTATATTTGTGCCGATAGTGTTAGCACTCTTTTGATTTTAGAGGATTCATTTATTAAATCTATAGATTTGTTTATATTGGATTCCTATGATATTGATTTATTAAACCAGCGTCCTTCTGCGACACATCATCTAAAAGAAGCGTTAGCTTTTTTTCATAGAACTAATCCACAAGCTTGGATAGCTATAGACGATAATTTTTTACCTGGTTCTAATCTATTTCAAACAGATGGAAATGGCAACAGGGTTGATTTCACTAATGACTGCCTTATAGGTAAGGGATCTTTGTGTGACATTTTTTTAACAAAAAATGGATGGAGCAGAGACAGTTCAGTTTTGGTACATGGAGACAGAAATATTTTCTTATATTATAAAAGTTAAAAGTCACTTTGAAAGTAACTTTGTGTAACTATTATATATATGGCTCGTAAATATACTAAAAGATCTGATTATTGGAATAAGCTTTCCAAAGGCAATAACGAATCTAGCGCCCCCCTAGAGGAATTAATTCGAGGCGAAGATGCTAGCGAACCCAAACTAGTTGGCGATCCATTTTATAGTTTCGATTCGGTAGCAGCTACATACGAAAGAAATGAAAGCTCGAATAGGACCGGCATAAGAAGGAATCTGGCGGCAATCGGGCCTAAAATGTATAAATACGCGAATATTCGCGAAGGACTTCTTCCATTTGAGATGTCTGTTCACGGATACAACGTAAGAGACGCTATTGAATTGTGCCAGAAAGCTTACGCTAATATCGCTATATTTAGAAACGCCATAGATATTATGGCGGAGTTTTCAAACGCCGAAATTTATTTAGAAGGCGGATCTCAAAAAGCTCGCGACTTCTTTTATAAATGGATGAAGTTCGTGAAGATGTGGCGAATCAAAGATCAGTATTTTAGGGAATATTATCGTAGTGGCAATATTTTCTTTTTGAAAATTAATAGCAAACTTGAACTAGGAGATTTCCAAAAGATTCTACAATCTTACGCTAATTATGATGGATCATCGTACGATACATCTCAGAATTTATATAAATACCCGACTAATTACGATGTCAAGAATCGTGTTCCAGTCCAATACACTTTATTAAATCCTTTTTATATTACAGTAAACAGAACTAGCTCTTGGAAGCATGTTGTTTATGAAAAGATACTTTCCGAATACGAATTAGAGCGATTGCAAAATCCCAAAAACGATCATGACAAAATGATTTTTGAAAGCATGGATAAGCAGACGCAAGATAAAATTAAAAATGGTCAGTGGGCGCAGGATGGCTTGAAAATACAATTAAATCCTACTGATGTAATTTATTCTTTTTATAAGAAACAGGACTACGAACCATTCGCGGTGCCTTTTGGTTTTCCCGTTCTTGATGATATTAACTTTAAGTTAGAATTGAAGAAGATTGATCAAGCTATTTGCCGCACAATTGAAAATGTTATCTTGTTAATTACTCTCGGCACTGAACCTTCGAAAGGCGGCATTAATCACAAGAACATTCAAGCTATGCAGTCTTTATTGAGTAATCAATCTGTTGGTCGCGTTTTGGTGGCTGACTACACAACAAAGGCCGAATTTATTATTCCAGACATGAATAAAGTTTTGGGATATGAAAAATATAAAATTGTAAATGAGGATATTAAAGAAGGATTACAGAATATTCTTATTGGTTCTGAAAAATTTGCGAATACCACTGTTAAGGCTCAGGTGTTTTTTGAAAGATTGCGCGAGGCGCGTAGCTCTTTTTTGTGCGAATTTTTACAGCCAGAAATGGACTTGATATTTAAGAGTCTTGGATTTAAAGGCAAATGCCCCATTGCAAAATTTGAAGAAGTATCAATTAAAGATGAAACTCAGTTTAATCGCGTTGTAACTAGAATGATGGAATTGGGCATTCTTCCTCCAGAAGAAGGTATTAAGGTTATTGAAACGGGTATCTATCCCACAACCGAAGAGTTACTTTCTGCTCAAGAAAAATTCGTTCAGGACAGAAAGAAAGGTTATTACAATCCAATTGTTGGCGGCGTACCTACTATCCCTCCTCCAACTCCGTCGATGCCTGCCGCCCAAGTCAAAACAAAAACACCAAAAGAAGTTGGTAGACCAACTGGCGCAACTTCTAAAGCTTCTGTTTATTCTAAAGATGCAATCATGAAAATTTTTGAAAAAACAAAAGTTTTATATGCTAACGTAGAATCCTTACTAAAGAAAAAATATCAGAAGAAAAAGCTAAATGCAGAACAAAAATCTTTAGCAGAAGGCATTAGCGAAGCTATTATAATTGGATCAGAAGTTTCCACATGGAACAAAAAAATCGAACAAGTTATTAGTGATCCGTCTACTTTAGATGGTTTGGGCATTTTATCTGAAGTGCAAGCTGTCGCTTCGGAACATGATTTAAATACTTACGCGGCGGCTTTATTATATCACAGTTCTAAGGATTCTGTGTAATTTTATATATATTATGTATCTTTACAAGGCTAGATTTAATGACGTAGTTACGGCTTCGTTGAATTTTGATAGTAATGTTTTGCTTGCCAAGGCTTCTCTTGAGCCTTTGAAATCTTTAATTCCTCAATCCGTTAATTTAGAAAAGAATGTTGATTTAGTTGGCGCAGCTTTCAATGCCGCTTTAGTTAATCGTTTTAATAAGAATGGCGATGGAATTGATACTAATACAGCTATTGCTTTTAAAAATTACTTTATCCATAAGCCTACTAATATTGAACACAAGAAACAAAAGGTAGTAGGTCATATCGTTAATTCTGCATTTTCTTCTTATGGGGAAAACAAAATATTAAGCGATGAACAAGTAAAAAATTCTTTAGACGCCTTTAATATTTCTTTGGCCGCTGTTATTTATAAAACTGTTGATAGAGATTTCGCGGAAGCGCTTATTGATTCAAATGATCCCGAATCTAATTTGTATCAGAAAATTAGCGCAAGTTGGGAAATTGGTTTTAATGAATATTATGTCGCTGTAGGTAGTGATAATTTAAATGATGCAGAAATCATTACCGATAAAAAACAAATAGAAGAATTTAAAAAATATTTACGAGGCTTTGACGGGCCTGGAGCCATGAATGATGGTACGCCAGTCTACAGATTAGTGACTGGAAGAATTTATCCTTTGGGCATTGGATTCACTACGAATCCAGCTGCTGATGTTCAAGGAGTGGTGATTGATGATGGCAGTAATACCCCAATGGATGAAAGTTCGGCTGTCGAGGAAGCTGAATCTGTCGAAGTAAATAGCCTCGAACTTTTAAAAATAAACAAAAATATTTCACAACCAGAGAAAAAACCTGTAAATATAACCAAAAATAAGATTATGGATCTAGAACAAATTTTATCAGAATTAAAAACGGCTTTAGCTGAGAAGCAAAATGCCGCCGAGTTCAGCGAAGAAGCTGTTGCGAGTATTTCCGAAAAGATCGCTGAAAGTATTAAATTAAAGAGTGAAGAAATTCAGTCTAAAGTCACTGCCGCCGAAGAAGAGAAGATGAAGGCTGTAGCCGAGGCCGAGCAGCTGAAGAAAGATCTCGAAGAGAACAACACGAAGTTGACAGAAGCTCTTTCTAGATTAGGCGAATTAGAATCTACTCTTTCTGCACAAGCCGCTCAGGAATTATTTAATTCCAGAATGAGTGATTTAGATTCTGAATACGATTTCGACGACGCTGATCGTCAGTTTTTAGCAAAAGAATTAAACGAACTAGAATGTTCTGAAGAAGCTTTCGCATCTTATAAAGAAAAATTGGCTGTTATTTATCGCCAAAAAAGCAAAGCTCACAAAGCAGAACAAGAAAAAGCTTTTCAAGAACGCTTAGAACAGGAACTCGCGAAGAGAATGAGCGAAGTTAAAGCTTCTACTCTTGAAGTAGAAAATCCTGAAAAGAAGGAAGAAGCCACCGAAGAGGTTGAGGTAGAAGCTGTATTGGCGAATGCCAGCACAGAAGAGCCAAAAATTCCACAGGGCGGCGAACCAACTCCTCCTAGTGTTTCTTGGAAGGAAAGGCTTAACAAAGCATTTTCAAGAGAAAACGTAACTATCAAATACTAACATTTTAAAAATATATGTCTATTAGATTATATCCATTCAGACAGTACAGCGAGCAAGACGTAGTAAACTTGTTTGCTAGCGACACTGCTGATGCACTACCCTCTACAAATGGTAATGGCTCGGCAGGTGTATTCGTTAAGGTTTCTGCTGGTAACTTGGATTCCGATCCTATTACCTATGCAGATAACGCTTATTTAGGAAAAACTGACTATCCATTCATTGGCGCTGCTCAGTATCCTTCCGTTCCTCTACAGTTCACTGCGGCTACCGCTGGCGATCCAGTTCTTGGTATTACGCTTAATCAGACTCTTCAGACGGACGAGAATGGCGAAAAACTTCTTTATAACCCTGTTAAGAGGCAGGAACTTCAGGCCGTTTTAAGCGGTCAGGCTGTTCCTGTTGCAACTCGCGGTATGTTCACATTGGCTGATACTGCCGTTGATTGGGTTGATGGTAGCATGGCTCCAAATTCTCATTTGGTTATCTCTGCTAACGCTGGAAAAGTTTCTGGTTTGGCCGCTAGTGCGGTTTCGCCATTAACTGGTAACTATAGCATTGTGGGAAGAGTTCTCGCGACTGGTCAGCGCGTTTCTCAGAATGGTAAGAGCGATTACTTCGCTGGAACCACAACTGGTAAATACGCTTTGGTTCAGATCGACTGTGTTTCTTCGTACACTGTATAATATTTAAATATTTAACGCATATGAAAATCGTTTTAAAAAGAACTGACGAACAGGTCGAATTAATCAGGGCGTTGGCTTCCAAGAACCGTGAAGTAGCTTATGATGCACAAGTTGCATTGGCTGAATTCATCGGGCCAGTTTTGGCTGAAGTTATTAATAACGCTCCAACTGTTTCAAACTTATTCACAAGTTTGCAATTCAACTCGGAAGATAATCCTTCTATTCCTTTGGACTTATACTATGATGTTTTCGATGAAGATTACATCAAGGTCTACAGCCAGAGCGTAGCTGGTGGTCTTCCTCAGAACATCGTTCAGCCAACCGCTTCTGAACTCAAAATCGCCACCTATCGTTTAGATAGTGCTGTCGCTTTCGACAAGAAGTACGCGGCCAAGAGTCGTTTAGACGTAGTTAGCAAGTCTTTCACTCGCGTAGCTCAAGAAATCATGCTCAAGCAGGAAAGAACCTCCGCTAACTTATTGATGACCGCTTTAGCGGCCGCTTCGACCGGAAACAGCGGAACAGCAACGGACAATCTTCATGTTTTCCGTTCTGCTGCCGCTAACCGTTTCGTCCTTAACGACTTGAATAAGCTCTTCACCAAGATTAAGCGCATTAACGCTTCTTTTGTTGGCGGAACTCCTTCTGGTGCTCGTAGAGGCCTCACCGATCTTCTCGTTTCTCCAGAAATTATCGAAGAGCTTCGCGGTATGGCTTACAATCCAATTAATACCAAGGGTCCTGATTTGACCACGGCTCCTGCTGCTGGTGATGGCGCTGGTATTCCTGCTACTGATGCGATTCGTAATCAAATCTTTAGCCAAGCTGGATTACCAGAGTTCTT